TAGGAGGGTTTGTAGACTCTTGTACTATATCAGCTGATGAAGGTGGTATGTTAATGACCAGTTGGGACACAGTTACATTTTTAGATATGATGCATAACCAAGAAGAAGTATCACAGCCTAACGTAAATCCGGGTTCAGAAGCAGCATTAACTAGTATATTTAGTGGAAGCACTCCAGCAGGTATGCCTAGATACGCAGAGATGGCGAGCATTACAGATAGTGATATAACTTTCCCATCTACTGAACCATATTATTTCTCACAAGGTTCGGTTAAATTTATGGGGCAAGAATTTGCAAGAGTAAGAGGTTTTCAACTTGGAATTAGTAATGGTTCAGAACCAAGATACTACATTTCTCCTAGACACGGTAGGCATAGAGGTCCAACTGAAGTAAGAGAAGGTAGAAGAAGTTACGGTTTTAGTTGTACACTTGCTTTACCAGATTCTGCAGCTTCAGCTAGTGCAGTGGGTAGAAATACTGCTACAGAATTTTTTAAACAGTTACTTTTAGAGGGTAACTACGGAAGTGGGATGGAAGGATTTAATATTGAACTTACTTTTACAAGAGGAACTAATGATAGTATACAAATATTAATTCCATCTGATTACACTTCAGGGGATGAAACTAGTGGTGCAGCAACGGGATTAAATGAAAATGGGGCGTTTTTAACATCAGCCCCACACATGATTGGTGGAGACCCAATCTTACAAGTATCAGCAGAGTTTAGTTGTAGAAATTTAGCAATAATAGTAACAGATACAGAACGAGTATACACATAGGAGAGTAAAATATGACAACAGAGTCAAGTTCAACATCAAAAAGTTTTGATGTAGGAAAGTATCAGATTAAAGAAGAACCACAGGTTTATACAGTAAAAGTAGAAAACGATGAGTTTGACGTAACCATCAAACCTATTACTTGGCAATTAAAAAATGAAATAATTGCAAAATGTATGAAGTTTGATGCTAATGGAAACTCTACATTTGATAGTGGTGTTTACATAAGAGAGGTGTTAAAAGGTATAATTTTATCAGCTCCTTGGGGTAAAACCAATGATCAATTTTTAAATAGTATAAACGGCGAGTTAGGTAATGCATTAGAAAAACTAGTGCCTGTAGCTTTTGAAAACAGTTTAAAAGATGTTGACGTAGTAAAAAAAGGATAGATCGATTTCTTAGAAACATACAAGTGTCAACAAAGGAGTCGATTATTTTTTCGCACTATGCGACAGTGTTGACACTGCTTACGATAGGATTATCGTTTGCTGATATAAAAAATTTATCAACAACGGAGGCGACAATGTTGTTAGCAACATATACGTCTATAGAGGAGTATAAACAGGAACAAATGGATCGTAATGCAAAGCATAGACAAGCAGCATCACATCCACAGTATCCTAGTGCATATTAAAAATGGTAGAGGCATATACAGTAGATTTTAATATAGTTTCAAGTGCGGCTCAAACAGCTGATATACAATCACAAGGTATTCAATCAGCTGCAAGAGGAGGATTTGTAACCAGCAGGCAAGCTAATAATATTGCTGAAAAAGCTGAAAAAACTAATCAGAAATCTATTGCACAACTTATTGGTATCCAATTTACCTTATCAGTATTATTAAAAAGTTCACAGATTTTTACAAATACTTTAGGTGCATTATTTACTATTCTTGGTGGATTTATTGATTTAACATTAGCTCCACTTATGCCTTTATTCGCGTCTGTTTTACAATACTTAGCAGGTATGTTCCCCGCTTATAATAGATTTATACAATCTACTATGAGTAGAGCTGCGTCTGGAATTATGAATATAGTAGATTTACTCTCTAGATTTTTGGGTATGGCTGCAGGATTCATGGGATTAAATAGGGGTGGTGAACAAGGCGGAGGCGGTGGAGGTATGTTTAGTTTAGCTACAGGATTAGAGGGTATGGGAGCTGCTTTAGCAGGAAGAGGTATAGCAGGAGCTTTAGTTCCAAGTCAAGCACTAGCTAACACATATGTAAGCTCAATATCTTCTGGTATAACAGGTAAATTAGCATCGTTTTTAAAGACGGGTGGTTTAGTAGGTTTAGTTTTTCAAGCTATAGATATTACAAGAACTTTTGAAGAATCAGGAGCACTTGCAGGACTTCAAAATGCAGCAAGATTAATAATTTCAGCGTTAGTAGCAGGTGCAGCCACTGTTGCTGGTACAGCACTGGGAGGACCCGGATTTGGATTAGTATCGGGGTTAGTAGCTGGAACAGCTGCCAACGCAGGTCTTGGACAATTTATGAATCCTAATCAATCATTACCAAGAGGTCCAAATCTTATTCCGGGCACAAGTAGAGAGATGGCATATGAAGAAGACCCGGATCAAAGTTTTATGGGAGGTCTTATAGAAGGACCAATGGCATTCTATAATAGAAACATTAGAAATATATTAGGTGGGGGTAACACAGCATAATGGCTTTATCAGTTTTATTATATAATGGAAAAACAGGGGGTGGAGACGAAAAAAGATTTGCTATAAAAGCAGATTCTTTTTCTGTTAACTATGTAAAAACTCCTGTGCAAATTCCTTTACCAAATGGTGTTAGCCCACAAATTATGGACTTTGGTTTTTTACGACCATCAATAACTATTACAGGATTAGTAGATACAGATGATCCGAGTGAAACTGTTACTGGTCCTGACAAAAGTGGCACAAGTTATAGTGTGCCTACTAAAGAACAATTAGAAGACTTTGTTACTGGAGAGGTTTACGACATTTCTGCGTCTCCTTTAGAAATTATGGTTGCTGATGGTAGTACAGTTCTTGCTTCTTATGACATAGCTATACAACAAGCAAGGTTTGACTTAGCTCCCGGAACAGAAGATAGGCATTCATTTAGTATTGTATGCGTAGCTAAAAAGAGGTCAGATTCGTAATGGCAGGAGATCCTAGAACATTTAAACAATCTAGAGTATATGCTTGGATACAAGTAGCTCAGATAAATGGTTCTGAATTAGCTAGTGGTACAACGGCAACTTCCATGGTAGTAGATGCTGCTGGACTTACTCCCGGTAGTAGTCATCACATAGAAAATGGTATGGACTTGTTAATTGAAAGTGAACAAGTTACTGTAGGGGGTGTTGATGGTAACACCATTACAATAGATAGAGGTGAGTATGGCACTACTGCTGCTACTCACGCTGACAATATTCCAATTTTTGCATACAAAGAGTTAAAGGACGCTACAAGTGGAGCAGGTTTAGTGCAAAGTATACTCATTAAAGATGACATGTATTACCCAAGAATGGCACAATTAGTTGTTTCAAACCCCCCAACAGGGGATAATTATTCTTTAGGGGTATTTGATGATATATTAAAAAATAACACCCCAATAAAAATTGTAGATGGGGCTAATTATATAATTCATTTTACTGGAACAATTACAAGTTTTACCAAACAACACGGAATGCAAGCAGGAAATACTATTCAATTTACTGCAGAAGATGCTTTATATGAATTGTCTAGAAGTAAATTACAAGGGGCTGATAGAACCATAACACTAAAAGATAATAACGGGGCTCAGACAAATGCAGATTTTTCTAGTGCATCATTATCTAAAAAAACATCAGCTTATATTGAAAAATTAATTCAAAGATTTCAATTTAAAGGTATTCCCGGATCAGAAAATAATTTAACAACAACTGAAACTTCTAGTGGTAGTTATACAAGATTTGAAACTTCAAGCGTAGATCAAGTAATGAATGCTCGAAGACATCAAATTACTTTTGCTAGCACTGATTCAACAGTTTTAAAAGCTATACAAAGACTTGCCCTAAGAGATAGGATTTCAAGCACAGGGCATTTTTATGGATATATATTTTACGCAGACCCAAATGTAACATCTCCTTCAAGTGCTCATAAACCAGCACAAATGTTTAATTATTTTAGAAGTAGTTTTATGCCGGGCTTAACTGGTACAACTAAAGATACTGCTCCTTCATCGTCTTTTACTAACAGCGTAGGAAATTTAGATTTTAAATATCCTACATCATCTGCTATTACGGAAAACGGTAGAACTATATTAATGCAACCGGGAGCTTCATTTGATAAAATGGAAAGCGAAAGAGTTAATACTATAGTTGTGCGTCTTAGAGATACTGAAACAGGTAAAATTGATGAAGTACAGTTTGAAGTATTTAATTATACAGAGGTAGTGCAAGCTAGCCAAGGTTTAATAACGGCATATACTAATAAAAAATTAATAGGTAAAATTGATGATACCACAGGAGTTGAAGACCCACTTAGGCAAGAAGACGATGCGGCAACTGATTGGGATGCTAGATTAGTTTTAGATGGTGCAGGTAGTGACGAACCTTTAGTGGGTTATTTACAGTATTTAAGTTCAACTCCATCTTCAGCCAACGGGACTTATAGTGCTGATGGAACAGCTTTGATATCTAGTACCCGTACTGATGATGCTGATGCTTTAGTATCTCCGGGAGATAGGCTATATTTAAATAAAGTTAGTGAGGGTAATTACTTAACATTAACAAGTGAAGAAGATCCTGATGCCATAGATATCTATAGACCTCAACAGGTTCACGAACAGAAAAGAGCTGTTACTATGGATTTTGGTGTAGATGACAATCCGGATAATATAAGAACAGCTGTTGCAGCTAGATTTGCACAATTTAATACGCCTAAACAAAGAGGTAGATTTCAATGTAAATTTATGCCTTATTACTCTTTTGAGACTCAAGTAGGATCAAGTGAAATAGGTACAGCTACGGTAGGTTCAAAAACTAAGATTACTTTTACAGATGATCACTCAAGTGGTACTACTAGTAGAGAAGGCGACACAATTACAACTAATGGTCAAATTGGTTTGAGGGCTGGGCATGTTATAGCTAAACTAACTGGACAAGATGGTACTGTTGATACCTTTGGATATTTAGAAAAAGTAACAGATACTACTGCTGTGGCTATAATGAACTCTGGAAGTCTAACTACTAATGATTATATTAGATATTACATACCCTTAAGAACCGGTCAGATAATAGCAGCGGATGCAGCTCATCATGGTGTAAGCTCTGCTAATGGATCAGGACAACAAATAGTTACTTCTATGACATATTATGAAAATGGTGGGCAGGCTTATACTGATATAGAAACATTAGCTGTTCCTAGTGCATCAACTCAAACTGTTATATCTGCAATAAAACCAGATTTCTTGTCAATTGATGATCAAAACGATGATGATAAAGATGGGGATAAAGAGGGTTTTGAATTTACGGTGCCGCACTTTACTGGTACATTTACTGCTGGAGTAGATGATGGAGGTTTAACTAGAGAAGATAAATCTTTTACATATTCTGCAGGTAATTTATATATTGGAAGTGAAGTTTTTCACATTACAGCGGGGACTAGTGAAAATACAGATGGGAATAATGATGCTAGTGGATTTTCTACTACTGATAGTGACGGTGATGGACTAGCTGATACAATATATGTAATTTATTTTGAACCGGGAGTAAGTACAACACAATTTCAAATTAAAAATCAAGTTACTTTTGAAGATAGAAATGGTGGAGATGGCTTACAAGTAGGTGGAGATAGATTAATAAGCTCTAGAACTCGTACTAAATTAGGCATAGCTTTTGCTAATGTAACCGGAACGGGGAAAGTTAATTGGGTATTTTCTAATATGACTACTGGATTAGGATCAACTTCAGAAACCAATACTAGTGCCCGAACCTCTCATTCTCCTACTATGAAAATAGGAGGTGCCATGTTAAGTGGGGTGGCTCCGGATTCAGATTTCGTCCCTCCAGCAGACAATACACATAATTTAGGAGCAAGCAATTTAGCTTTTAAAACCATTTTTTACGAAACTGGTTTAACAAATACCTCAGATGCAACAGTTAAAGATAATATTGAACCAATACAATTAGGATTGGATTTTATTAATGAATTAGAACCAGTTCAATATAATAAAAAAACAAATCCAGATAAATTAGATGTTGGGGTGACAGCCCAAGATGTTAAAAATGCCCTTGAAAAAGCAGGATTAAATCCTAAAGAAGGGACTATTGTACATGAAATAGATACTAAAAATCCTATGAGATTAGATTATACTAAATTAATTGCTCCTATGTTAAAAGCTATTCAACAATTATCTAATGAAGTAAATAAACTGAAAAATGAAGGCAAAGAATAAGGTTGTTAGACTTAGGAAACAAAACCCTTTTATGTCTACAGCTGAAATTGCAAGAAAAGTTGGCATAACTAGGCAATACGCAAGAGAAGTTTTATTAAAAAACGACTTACAAACTAACCCACCTAAACCTAAACGTGTGGTATACTGTAAAGTATGTAGAGAAATAACCACGGATCGCGGCGGAATTTGTAAAGGGCAGTGTTCTTTTAAGTGGAAATTTATAAAATTAACTTGTTCTTGGTGTTTAGTGCCTTTTTATAGAACTAGAAAAAGAGTATTACAAGGATATAGATTAAAATTAAAAAATGTATACTGTACACAGAAGTGTTATCAGGACAAAAGGAAACATAACAGTGGATATAAACAACGATCTAATTTTAAAATGGGAACCGAAGATTAATAAAATGGTTTCTAACATTTATATACAAGGTTATGATCGTGATGATTTAGCTCAAGAGTTACGTTTAATTGTATTAAAAGCTGCTAAATTATATAATCCTAATAGAAATGCAATTTTTCATACTTATTTACACACAGCTATGGCTAATAGATTAAAAACTTTATGGGTGCAAGCTAGTAAAAAAATACAGAGTTACAGTTTAGACATGCAGTCTGACTCAGATGATGACAATACTTATAAACTTAGCGACTTTGTAAAACAGTTAGACGAAAATTTAGATGAAGTAGACTTTATAGATTGGATAGATTCTTTAAATTTAGATGAAGGAGAAAAACAATTCCTTACTAAAAAGTTACAAAACTATACTATGAAAGACATAGAGCAGTACTTAAAAAACATATCTGATACAAAAACTGTCAATGGGCAAGAAACTGTGGTAAACTATTCCATATACAAAGTAAAAAAGTCGCTTAGAAATAAGTTAAACGAAGAGAAATAATATTGGAAAACTTTAATTTTATAGAATCTGGGGTTATCTTCAGCCTATGTGATCCGGGTAATTTTAAGAACTTTACTTATTCTCCTAAAGATTTTGCTGAACATGGGGATACTTATAGGTTTATTCAAGAATACATAGATGAATATTCTGACTTTCCGTCTGTTGAAGTATTATTAGAGAAGTTTAGTACCTTAAAACCGGATGCTCAATCAATAAATTTTAATTATGCGTTAGATGAGTTTGGTAAACAAGTCATGTTTAGAAACATAGTAAACGCATTTAATACAAATCAGACCGTATTAGAGGATAATCCTAAGAAAGCATTAGGTATTATTATGGATAGCCTTAATGATGTAGAGATATTACACGATCAAGATGTAAATCAATACGATAATGGTGGTTTAGATAGGTATGAGGAGTGGCAAAGACGTAGTTCAATTAGAAAAATGGGTGATGGTTTGATAGGTATACGCACTCCTTTCCATATGGTTAACGCATCTGGTGTAGGATGGCAACCCGGAGACTTAATTACGGCATATGCACGTCCTACAGTGGGTAAAACATGGTTATGTTGTAAATTAGCAGCCGATTCTATAAGAAGTGGGCACAAAACATTGTTAGTTTCGACTGAAATGCCTACATCTTCTATAGCATTGCGTATGGATGTGTTATTAGGGCACTCATTAGGCTACAACTTGTCTCATAGTGCTATAAGAAACGGTAGAGAGATAGATGAAGGCGAGTATAAACGCTTTTTACAAGAAGTAAACTATAAAAACTTGTTAGTATGCGACCATATTAGTGGAGAAGACAGTATATCATTACCAAGTATCACTAATTTAGTGCGTAAATATAGTCCAGACGTATTAATTATTGATGGGGTGTACTTAGTTTCTACAGCAGATAAGAATAAAGCTGCTTGGGAGCAGTCACACTCATTGTTTTATGGACTAAAAACCATGGCGTTGTCTACAAATACTACAATTATTGCATCAACTCAAGCTACAAGAGATGCTTCAAACATGTACAATCAACCTACTGCAGGTCAGGTTGCATTTGGAGACGCTTTAATTAGAGCTTCTGATGTGGCAATATCAATGTGTATGATAGAAGATGAACCACAACTAAGAGAGATTATGTTTCAGAAATATAGAGACGGTGACTTAGGGGCATCTACTACTGAATTTGTATGGGATGTAGACAAAGGTAGAATAGAGGAGAATCATGACACGTTTAATTGATAAGAAATGCGGCAAATGCTCTGATGGTGGCAAATTAAGAGTGGGTAAAACAATCGTGGATATGTACTCACTACTAACTAAACAAGTATTAGGATTAGTTAAGAATGATCCATATTGTTTTCAATGTGGAACTACTTTTCCTGAAGGGTTTTGGAAAGAGACAAATGGTTATATTTACCGGATACGCCCAATTAAATAATAATAGAATGATAGATTGGACACAAGCACTACTTAATTTAGGCATAGATGTGCCTGTTGGTAATGATGAGGTATCTATATTGTGTCCTTTTCATCATGATACATCTGAATCTTGTTCCATAAATATAGATAAGGGAGTTTGGATTTGTTTTGCTGGGTGTGGGCAGGGTAGTCTAAAGAGTTTTATCCAAGAGTATAAAGATTGGGACTTTAAACAAGTTAGTAACTACCTAGTAAATTATAAAGATACTTATACAAAGAGTTTATTTACTCAACCAACACCCGTTATTGAAGGTCCTTTACCTGAAGTAAGCATACCTTATAAGACAGGCATGGTGCCTAAGTGGATATTTGATAGGGGTTTTGATAAGAAGAGTATGCGAAAATGGTTGTGTGGTGTTACACCAAGCAACGGTTTAGTTATACCAGTTAAAGATAAAGATTTCAGGACTGTGGGTTGGATAATTAGACAAGAGAATCAGATACCAAAGTATTTATACTCAAAAGGCTTGAAGAAATCACATGTTCTTTTTGGACAACCTTACATACAGGAATGTGAATATGTATGTGTTACAGAGGGACCTTTAGATGCCATATGGATGAATCAATTAGGTTATCCAACTGTTGCTTTATTAGGCATGAGTATGTCAAATAAACAACGAGATTTACTACTTACATTACCAACTAAAGAAATAATACTATGTTTAGATAATGATGATGCAGGAAAGATAGGTAAAGATAGAGCTTTTAAATTATTACACAATAAAACAAGGGTTTCTACTATAGATATACCTAAAGAATATAAAGATGTGCAGGATATAAAATCTTGTGATATACTTAAAAACGTAATTAATAATAAAAAATACTGGTAAAGGAGGACACATGTCAGGAATCAGTATGATACAAAACAACATATCGTCTAAAGAAACTAGAGCTACACAAAACTCTGAAGCTAATGGTAAAGAGGTTTGGTTAAAAGATGGGGACCAAGTGTTCATGAAGTCTATGGCTACAGGAGAAGAAGGCGATATACACATGGAAGAGTTCTATGTATATGAATTTCAACAGGGCGTAGACAAGAGTTGGACTAGTGTATTGGTAGAGAATGGAGAACCTGTTTCTTCAGTTCCTAGTGAAGCTATGGTTTACGAAGATGGTAGACGAAAAGCTCCAAGACACAAGTTTGCACTTTGGGGATATGTAACTGAAATATTACACACAGAGCAGAGAGTTGATTCATGGGAAGAAATTACTAGCCCATCAGGATCAAAAATGTATAAAGAAACAGTGAATGATTTTAAAGTTCTTACTCTATCTTTTGGAGCACAGAACAGCAATTGGAATCAATTCGTTGATATATATGAGGATAACGGGTCATTAGATAAGACTGTTATGAGAGTAAGAAGAAGAGGTTCAAGTCTTGATACCACTTATACTATTACTTCTACATCAGGAGCTTTAGAGTTACCTGAAGATAAACAAGCAGAGGTAAAGAACCTTACTCCAATAAAAGAGTATCTAAGTCAGAGATACGGTAACACGGAGTCCACAACTGATGATGTACCATCTGATGCTGTGGCT